GGCGAGGTCACCGACGCGGCCGCGAAAGCGCTCGCGGATGCGGCTGCAAAAAAGACGGCTGATGAGGCTGCTGCGAAAGCGGCGGAGTCACCGACCGGCATTCCGGCGGACGTCAAGTACGAAGTGAAGATGCCGCAAGGCGTCGAGCTCGACCCTGACTTCCTCCCAGCGCTGACGCCAGCCCTGAAAAAGGCCGGCATCACGAACGAGCAGCTGCAGGCCTTGGCCGAGGGCTACACCCAGTTCGCCGAGAGCGTCGCACCGCGCATGCTCGCCCGGGACTTGGAGGTCACCTCAAAGGACAAGGACTTGGGGGGCATGCGATACGCGCAGACCCTCAAGGAAGTGAACATCGCCTTGGAGGCGTTCGGGGATCCGGATTTCAAGAAGTTTGTGCAGAAGGCGGGGATCGCGAACCGGTTGGAGTTTGTGCGTGTGTTCCAGCGCATCGGTGAGGCCATGGCGCGGGCGGGTGATACCCCCGTGCGTGGCGAACCCGATGCCGCCCAGGAAACCACTCGCGCGCAGCGCTTGTACGGCGGCAAGAGCAAACCCTCAACTTAACGGAGATCTCCCATGGCGACGATTGGCGGCACAGTTTTCACCCTCTCGGACTTCGCGCAACGCATGGATCCGGACGGTTCGATCCCGGACATCGCGGAGCTCTTGAACGAGAAGAACGAGGTTCTCTCGGACATGCTCTGGGTCGAGGGCAACCTCCCGACCGGCATGCGGACGACCCAGCGTGCGGGTCTGCCGAACGTGCAGTTCCGACAGTTGAACACCGGCGTCACGCCGTCCAAGAGCACCGTCGGACAAGTGGACGATGCCTGCTGCATCCTGGAAGCCTGGTCGGTCATCGATGAGAAGTTGGCGCAGCTCAATGGCAACGTCGAGGCGCTCCGGCTCTCGGAGGCAAAGCCCTTCCTCGAGGCCATGAACCAGCAGTTCGTGCAGACGCTCTTCTACGGCAACACCGCCGTCAACGCCGAGCGCTTCTTGGGGTTCAGCCCCCGGTATGGCGCGATCTCGGGCGCGATCAACGCGCAGAACATCTTGTCGGGCGGCGGCTCGGGCTCGGTGCAGCTCTCGATATGGCTCGTCGGCTGGGGCGAGGACAGTTGCTGCGGCATCTTCCCGCGCGGCACCAAGGCGGGCCTCACGCACGAGGACTACGGCCTTCAGACCGTGCAGACCGCGGCCGCGGGCAGCCAGGTCGGCATGACCTCGGGCTTCATGCGCGCCTACCAGGACCGCTTCGTCTGGGAGCCGGGCTTGGCGCTCCGCGACTGGCGCTACGTCGTCCGCATCGCGAACTGCTCGGTGACCGCGCTCACGACCAATACCTCGCCGCCCAATCTCGTGACGCTCATGTCCCGAGCGCTGGATCGCATCCCGTCGCTCAAGGGCTGCAACCCCGTCTGGTACATGAACCGGACGGGCTACTCGTTCCTGCGCCTGCAGGGCCTCACGAACTCCGCGAACGCGGTGACCGTGCAGCCGGCCTTGAACCAGTTCGAGCTCGGCTTCGAGGGCGTGCCGATCCGTCGGTGCGACCAGCTCCTGAACACCGAAGCGCAGATCTCGTAACGGTCGGCCAACACCACACCTTCAGAGGAACGCCACCATGTTTGTCGACAACGAAAATCAATTCTCGACCCAAGGCACCGCCGGTCAATCCTTGAGCGGGTTCGCCGTCGGGACGACCGCGCTTGCGAACGTCATCGACTCAAGTCCCCTGGGCGGCCAGAACACGCCGAACACCAATGCCGGCCGCGACTTCGGCATGGGGTATCCGGCTTGGCTGTACCTGCTCTTCATCGCGGCACCCACCTCGGGCGGTGGCGCGACGATCGATGTGCAGCTCGTCTCAAGCGCGGCCCAGGCGCTCACGTCTCCGAACGTCATGCTCGACCTCACGGGCGGCGCGCAGGCCTACAACGGCGGCAAGTTCGCCGCGGGCACCCAGTACCGCATCGCGATGCCGCGCGCGGGCATCTACAACGCGACCTTGAACCCCTCGGGGTGGCTCCGCTACATCGGGGTGAACTTCATCGTCGCGACCGCCGCGCTCACCGGTGGGACGGTCAACTGCTTCCTGACGCGCGACAACCAGGACAACGTGCTCCAGGCCGCGGGCTTCGCCGTCTCGTAAGCGTGGCCGCAACCGACAAAATCCGGGTGCGCTTCAAGCAGCGCACGGCGTTCGAAGGCAATCAGATCGCGCTCGCCGGCGCGGTTCATGAGATCCCCGAGGGGCAGTTTCATGAATCGTTCCACGAGCGCGTCGATGCCGACACGCCGCTCGATGATCCCAAGCCCTGGGATCACCCGGACCATCCAAACCGAAGGAGCAGCGATGCTTAAGGTTCTCACGAAGACGGTGACCTTCGTCGAAGGCGTCTGGCACAAGGCGGGCGAGGAGATCACGATCTTCGACCATCACTTCTCGGACGAAGTGCACACGATCCTGGAAGATCTCGGCATCGACAAGAAGCCCGTCGGCAACCCCGTCATTCCCGGGCGTGAGCCTCCGGCGGCAACCGAGGCTCCGTCCACCCCAGCAGCGACGCCGGCGCCCGCGGTTAGTCCAGCGCCTCCGGTCTCCCCCGACGCGCCCCAACCTGCGCCGGCGCCGGCTGCACCCACCTCCTCGAGGAGCAAGTCATGAGAGTCGTCGCGACCCAAGTCGGCCAATACAACCAGTTCATTCGCGAGCCGGGTGAGGTGTTCGACCTCCTGAACTACACGGATGGGACCTACCCGACCAAGACCAAGGAGGTGCCCAAGAAGGACAAGGAGGGCAAGGTCATCCCGGGTGCGTTCGAGACGATCGTCGTCAAGGACAAGAAGACGGGGAAGCCCATCCACCGTGACTTCGCCTTGGACCAAGGCAACCGGATCATCAAGTCCGGGCCCTTGAAGGGTGAGGTCGTGCAGCTCGGTTGGATGAAGGCGGTCCCGGATTCGATCCCCATCGGCCTCTACCCCGTGGGCACGGACTTCTGGACGCCGAACGTGCAACTGCCGCAGCCCTTCGTCCGTCCGATCGGCCAGCAGGACCGGCGCGCAACGCAGATCCTGTCCTCGCTCCCGAAGGACGAGCAGCCGGAGTTCGACGAGCTCGAGGACGTCTAGCCCGTGCAGCACGTCAGAGGCGCAAGCGGTCCGCTGCTCGGCAAGTTCCGGGTGGCCGCCATCTCGGGGCTTGTCACGGGCGCGGCCGCGGGCGCGACCCTCTTCTCCGCGCGCTTCGCCCCGACAACGTTCGTTCGCGCGATCATCTCGCAGCTCAGGCTCAAGTCCCAGATCATCACGCCCTTCACCGCGCCGAACGAGTTCACGCTCGCAGCCTATGTGGCGCGCTCATTCACGGCGAGCGACTCCGGCGGCACCGCGGTGCTTCCGACCGGGCTCAATAATCTCCTGGCCTCGATCTCGGACTCGGCCATCTCGCCGCTCACGAACTTCACGGATATCCGGGTCGCGACCACCGGCGGCCTCACCGTTGGCACGCGCACGCTCGATGCGAATCCGATCTTGGTGCTGCCGGCCGCGCAGCTCGCCGCATCGCCCGTGAGCCAGTCCTACAACGAGACGGATCTCGAGGCGAACTCCGATCAGCGCTTCGCGCTGAACCTGCAGGGGCAGACGGGCGGCACCGCGACGAACGCCGAGGGGATTGTCGTCACCTCGCCCATCGCGCAAGGCGCGGGCGGTGTCGTGCGGTTCGTCTTCGAGATCGAGTGGTACGAGTACGCGACCAATTCCGCCGAGGTGATCTCGTGAAGCTCATCAGCATGAAGCACGAAGGCACCGCCGACTGCGCGCCGATGTGCGCGGGGCTCTCCTCGCCCTTTCCGTACGGACTTCGCCTGAGCCTGAATCAGGAGCAGCTCGCCGCCCTGGGGCATGAAGAGTTGCCGCCGGCGGGCACGTGCCTTCGCATCGAGGCGGTCGGCTGCGTCGTGCGCTCAAGCTCCGAGGACCCCGATGCGGACGGGGACATCGACTACCTCTGCGTCGAGGTGCAGATCACCGAAATGGGGATGGAGGAGGAGGGCGAGAGCTCAGGCGAGGACGACGATGACGACGGCGAGCGCGCGTCCCGGATGTACGGCAAGGGCAAAGAATCGGGCGAATAGCACTCGACCCGCGAGGAGAGTCGGGTGGCAAGCCAAGTCGACGTCTATAACCTAGCGCTCACGCACCTCGATATCTCGCAGACCGTGCAGAGCGTAAACGATGGCACGCCGGTCGCCGGCGTCTGCAATCGCTACTACGACTTCGCCAGAAAGCGCGTGCTCGAGAAGGGGTTCTGGGACTTCGCGACGAAGAGCGTCGCGCTCTCGCTTCTCCTCGATCAGTCGACGCTCGCGACACAATCCAATCTCTACTTCCCCGGCTGGCGCTACATCTACGCGCGCCCCCAGGACTGCGTGCGGGCGCTCGCGGTCACCACTCAGTACGGCATGCGCTTGAACCCCTTCACGCGGAGCTGGTGGTACGACATGAGCCAAGCGCCGCAGTGGGGACCCTACCGCCCGCCCTGGCGCGAGTGCATCGACACCGTCGGGACGCCTCCCGGGAACGCGGTCGACATCCTGACCGATCAGGACTCCGCTTGGATCGTCTACGTGCAGGACGTGCCGAACATCAACCTTTGGACGATGGCGTTCATGGACTGCGTCGCGTGGAACATGGCGCCCCTGATCGCGGGGCCCCTCTCGGCCAACCAAGTCGCCAAGAAGATGGCGGTCGAGATGGCGGATAAGTCGATCAGCTCGGCGATGATGATCACGCTGAACGAGCAGCAGCCGGACCCCTATCCCGACAGCCCGGCCATCACGGCGCGCAACTGATGTTCGAGCAGCCGGTCCACACCGTCCAGCCGAGTTTTGCGCGAGGCGAGGTCTCCCCGTTCCTCTTCGGCCGCGTCGACACGACCGCCTATTCGGCCGGACTCCGGCAGCTTAGAAACGCCTTCGTGCGACCCGAGGGCGCGGTCTCGAACCGTCAGGGCTTTGCGATCACCGGCAATTCCTTGAGCAACACCTCGAAGGCTACGACGCTCCTGCCGTTTGTGTTCTCGACGACGCAGAGCTATGTGATCGAGGTGGGCGTCGGCAGCGCGCAGGTCTTCTCGGGCGGCGCGATCGTCGTCGGGGCAAGCTTCGCAACGCCCTGGGCACAGTCCGCGCTCTCCCAGCTTCGCTACTCGCAAAGCGCCGACACGCTGACCGTGGTGCACCCGCTCTATCCGCCCTATGAGATCAAGCGCACCTCGGCGAACTCCTTCACGTGCCAGCCGGCGACCTACACGCAGGGGCCCTTCCTCGCGCAGAACACTGACGGGGTGACCTTCGTCTACGCGAGCGCGAAGACGGGAACCGTCACGCTCACCGCGAACGCGTCCATCTTCAATGCGAACCAAGTCGGCTCCCTGATGCAATTGACGCAGCAGGATCTCTCGCCGATCCCGCCCTGGGAGCCGGGCAAGGTCTTCACGAACGCCGCGGGCACCGGGATCAATCCGGTCGGGCTCTACCGGCGCGCGAGCTTGAAGAACTATCTCTGCGTCGCGATCTTGAACGCGAACTCTTCGAACCCGCCCTATGCAACCGGCACCATCATCCCCTCGCACAGCCAAGGTATTGCACTCGATGGCGACGGGAGCGCCGTGCCGAACTTGGCCGGCAGTTGCGGCGTGCAGTGGGAATACCAAGACTCGGGCTACGGCGTCGTCCTCATCACGGGCTACATCTCCCCGACCCAAGTCACGGGCGTCGTGCAGCCGAATTACTTGGGCGGCCCCGGTCTTCTCCCGATCAGCGTGGTCGGGGGACCCACGGTCGCCTTCGGCCCCTTCACCTTCTCAGGCAATGGAAGCACCACGGCCTTCTCGCCGCTAACCGGCGTCACGACGACCGACCCCACGAAGTTCATCGTTACCGTGAACGGCGTGTATCAGGGCCAGTCGACCTATTCCATCTCGGGCACCACGATCACGTTCTTGACCGCCCCGCCCGCAGGCACGAACAACATCGTCGTCTCGCAGATTTCAAGCCTCGGGCAGACGAGCTACTGGGCGTTCGGCGCGTTCTCGGTCGACCAAGGCTACCCGTCGGCGGTGAGCTACTTCCCGGACCGGCTCATCATGGCGGCGACCACCAAGCAACCGGTCGGCGTCTTCGGCAGCCAGACGAGCCAGTACCATAGCTTTCAGGTCAACAATCCCGTGCTCGCCTCCGATGCGTTCACGGTGTTTTTGAACGCGAGGCAACTTAATGCGATCTCGGACCTGATCCCGCTCTCCGATCTCCTTGTCGGCACCTCGAACATCATCTGGCGACTCTGGCCGGGCTCGACCGGCACCGCCTTGGGACCGCTCGCAATCGCCGCGACCCCGCAGAGCTACTACGGCGCGGCGCCCACCTGTGCCTCGATCCTCTTCGGCGATTCGGCCATCTTCGCCGAGTACGACGGACGGCGCCTTCGGGACCTCATCTACCAATTCGCGTACGACAAGTTCTTGGGCCAAGAACTCACCCTCTACTCGCGGCACCTGATCCCGTATGGCACGCAGTTTCAGCGCTTGGCCTACAAGCCGGACGCCGCCGCGCAGTTCATCTTCGGGCTTCGGACCGACGGGGTGCTCCTCTGCTGCACGTACCTTCGCGAGCAACAGATCACCGGCTGGGCGCACTGGGACACGCAGGGCACTTTCGAGGACATCTTGGTGGTGCCTGAAAACACCGCCTTCGCGCTCTATGCGATCACCAACCGCACCATCAACGGGGCGCAGGTGCGCTACATCGAGCGGCTCACGAGCCGGGAAGTCACGACCGTCTTCGATTACAAGTTCTTGGATTGCTGCTCGACCTATGACGGGCGCAACACCTCGACGACCACGATGACCCTGACGGGGGGCAGCACCTGGCTCGCCGGGGATACCGGTACCGTGACCGCGTCCTCGGGCGCGGGGTGGACCAATTTCGTCGGCACCGATGCCTCGAACAACAATGAGATCTGGCTCTTTGGCACGCTTGCCTTCACGGCCTCGGTCGGCAGCATGCAGAGCGGCGTCCTGAAAACTCCGGTGGTTCCAGGCACCTACCCTCTGATGTTCCAGGACGGGGAGGCGCGCACCGTCACCGTCGCGATCGACGGTGTGACCTGCACTTGGACGGGCCCGCTCATGGCGGGACAACTCACGTCGGCGACCTATCGCTGCCGGCTCCTTCTCACCTCGATCACGAGCGCGACGCAAGCGACGGTGCGCTTGAAAGACCCCTGTCCCACGTTCCTGCAAAGCGCGGCGACCGTTGTCTGGACCTTCGCGCGCACGGTCCTTTCGGGCGCGACGCAACTCGCCGGCATGCAAGCCGTCGCCTTGGTCGATGCGAATGTCTACGGCATCACGGCCACGGGCACGGCCCCGAGCGGCATTCTCACCGTGAGCTCCTCGGGCGGCATCACGCTTCCCGTCGCCGGCGGCGTCGTGCAGGTGGGCCTTCCGTACATTTCGGACTTCGAGACCTTGGCCTTGAACGAGCAGGGGCAGGAGACCATTCGGATGCGCGCAAAGACGAATCCGGTCATCTATTTGGATGTCACCGAGACCCGAAACTTCCTCGCGGGCACGGACTTCACCACGATCTCGCCGAACGTCGAGCGGGCCTTCGAGGCCTATGTCTCACCCACGAGCCTGCAGATGGGCGTGCAGTGGACGCGCGTCGCCTCCGAGCTCACGTCCGAGTGCCACACCTGCATCCGGCAGAACATGCCGCTGCCGATCACGATTCGCATGCACATCCCGCAAATTACGATCGGCGAGCCGATCTCCTGACGAGGTTTCCATGAGCGACAGCAAAATCAGTGCCTTGGGATCCGCCGCCGCCCTCACGGGGTCGGAGCTCGCCGTGCTCGTCCAGACAGGCCAAGCGAACAACGTCGTCGCGACGCTGCAAACGATCTTGGCGCTTCTCGCGACGCTAGGAGTCAAGAACCTGACCATCGGGCCGCCGGCGGCGGGCGTCGCGCTCACGGTCGACGGACTCGCGGGCTCGGATGTCGCCGACTTCGTGGGCGCGAGCGGCACGGTCTCGGTGAGCTCGAGCGGCGCGCAGATCGCCTTCTCGTACAACGGCGTCAATATCCTGTCCGCCCCGGGCGCAGGCGCCTCTTTCCAATTCTCGGTCAACGGGGTCAATCGCGGCAGCATTGCAGCCGGCGGCAATTGGACCTTTGCCGCACCCACGAGCGGCGTCACGGCGACCATCGCCGGGCTCAATGGCTCCGGCAACTATGCGGCCGTGATCCAAGGCGGCACGACCGGAGGCGATCGTGGCCTCAAGGTTCAGGGCGGCACGAACGCGGCGGATTTTGGCCTGGTCGTCACCAATGCCGCGGGCAGCGCGAATCTTTTGCAGGTCACGGTCGGGAACGGCGCTGTCTTCGGGCAAGGCATCGGGCTCTTTGGCGGTTCCGCGCCCGCGCAGTCCACCGGCTGGGGCACGCCAACCGGCGCCGGCGTCGTCAATAACTTCGCCGGGAGCGCCGCGACCTTGGCCTCGACCGGCCAGGCGGTCGCACAGATCATCATCGCCTTGAAGGCGTTGGGGCTCCTCGCCGCATGAGCCAGACCTTTCGCTTCACGCTCGAGAACGGCACGGGGTCGATCCTCGAGGAGAACGGCGGCGGCTATCTCATCCAAGAAACACAGCCCGCCACCGCGCGCGTGCAAGCGACGGCCGCGGGCTTCTATCGCGGCGACTACAAAGACATCGGCGATGTGTTCGATCTCGTGAGCTATGCGGACCTCTCAGACTCGACCGCAAGCTTCGTGCCGGTCGGGAATCCGGATTATCCGCTCTATGGCTGGATGCTCGTCGTCCCGTCCTCGACGCCCCTGTTCTCCTGGGCCTCGAGCGGCAATTCGACCCCGCGTAACGCCCCCGTGCGGACGGTGTACTGATGAGGATCGAGGCTGCTCAAGTCCATCACGCGCGGATCATCGCCGAGGCGATGCGCCCGCGCGATACCGCCGAGATCGATGCCGGGTGGGGGAAAGGCCCCTACGAGGTGATGCTTGAGGGGATGGCGGAGAGCTTCTACTCGCGGACCATGTTCTATGAGCTTGAGCCTTTGTGCATGTACGGACTCGCCCCGCTGATGATCCTTCACGGAAGCGCACGCTTCTGGATCGTCTCGACCTCCGCGATCGACCGGCACCCGCTCGCCTTCGCTCGCGCCTGCAAGCGCTTCTTACCCGAGCTCTTCGAGCTCTGCACGCTCTTCACGAATTACATCGATATCGGGGATGCGCCTGCGATGCGCTGGATGCAGTGGCTCGGCGGGCAATGTGTTTTGCCGCCTCACGAGCGGGGCGGCAGACTCTTCGCGCAATTCATTCTGGTCGACCAATTGAAGAGGATGCGCGCATGTCAGCAGGGCTAACGGCAGGGAGTGCGCTCTTGGGCGGCGTCTCGCAGTACGAGTCGGGCCAAGAGAAGTCGAGCCTCTACCGTGCGAATGCCGGCATTGCCTTGCAGCAGGCCCAGAGCGAGGAGGCGGCCGGCAGTTTCAACGAGAGCCAAGTGCTTCGCCGCGGCGCCGCCATGACCGGCCAGCAGGTAGCGAACATCGGGGCGAACAACCTCCAGCAGCGCGGCACGCCCGCTCAAGTCGTCGCGAGCACCGCTGAGGTCAACGAGATGGATGCACTGCAGACGCGGAACAACGCGCTTCGGCGTGCGTGGGGCTTTCAGGTTCAAGCAGCGAGCGATCAGAAACAGGAGGCCTTCGCCTCGACCTCGGCGGACTTGAATGCCGTGGGCTCGATCTTGGGCGGCGGGGCAAAGGCCTACACGCAATCGCAAGCGGCTGGGGGCTGGTTCTAATGCCGACCGTCCCGAATCTCGAAGCCGCCCAAGTCCAGCAGGAGCCGTTGCCTGGGCGCG